TACTTGTTCTAGCAGCAGCTACCCAAGTCTTAATAACAGCTAAGTCAAATCGCTTGGCAAGTGCCTTACCGATCTCTTTAGCGTATATTGAACGAACTGAGTAGTGGTTCTTAACTTCATCAATGTTGGCGATGAAAGTTGAACTTACTAACATATCATCAATGTTAATGATTTTCTCGTTGTGCTTGATTGCACTGAGATAACTGTTGCCAGAGTCAAGAATATCCTGTCCTGGTGTATGGTACTTAGCAGAAGCTATACCTGTTACTGGGAATTGCGCACTCTTACCAGAACTAATTGTTCTGATGGTATGCAAATCCTTCATTATGTTTGCCTCATCAAAAGTTGTGAGGATTTCGTTGGCAAATACTTTTAGAAATAATGCATTAGCATCACCTGCAGCATTTACCTGTCCCAATCTACTTGGGGCTGTATCTCCGTTAGCCATATTATTATATGTCCTTTTCTATTTTAGTTTGTTGTTTGTTGTTGTTTGGGTTAGAACAACTCACTACAAGTTAAAACAAAAAGACCTACATGGTGTTCTTGATTGATTGTCCCTCGCAAGGGGTCGCACTCAAACAAACCTTTTGGTTCATTTTGCGTCTTTGTTGTGTGTTGAAATTTTTTATCTCCTGCTATGTTCGAGATCATTCACGTATCTCAGGATTTCGCCTATAGTCTCCCTTTCTTGGTCTGTGAACGAATGGGCTTTCAGTTTCGAGATGAAATGGGGAATCTTGCTCTTCGGCTTTGTCGTTATACAACCACTCATCAATAAGATCAGCGTTGTGGTTGCGACTGCGATTGTAAGCTTCTTTTTCATAAGCTTCAACGACCTTGAAAAAATACTCGCATATCTTAGGAAAATTCAACAAAAAGCTTACGAGTAGTTTTATCATTTTTGTTTACTCTTTTGGTTTTGCTTTTCCTACGTTGAGAGCAAGCCAGTTAATAAGCTTTAAAAGTATTCCTGTGATCTTGTTATCTGTCTTGTTTGGCGTCATTGCTGAAATCAAACTAGCAGTAGTAACAACAGCCGTAGCAATAGTTATAAGCTCTTCTTTGTTTTCAAGGATGTATGTTATCATGATTTGTTATATATTAGTTGATACTGAAATTCTTCTTTCTACCTCTGCTCTGTACGCAGGGTCTATGTCATACCTCTTGTCTCTCATTGCTTCTGTTACTTGTGCAATGCTATTAAAAGGTGTTATAGCTGCTTTTGAAGTCCCTCCCTTTGCAATATTTACAGGCGTACCCCCACCTTCGTTCAAATATCGTGCGTATAAGCCCTTAACTGCCATGTTTGCAGCGTCTTTTGTGCCTGTTGAAACTATATTATCAAAGCTTTCTATTTCTTCTTGAGGCAACGAACCACTAGCCCACTCTATCATAGCATCGTAGTTTTCTTGTCCTCCAACAGAATTTGTTATCTCTGCTATCTCGGCATCACTTGTAGCTTGTTGTCCTTTTACGTAAGCTTCTACAAACTCTCTAGGAATACCATTCTCTTCAAGAGCTTTAAAGTTTTCTTCGCTTAACTCACCATTCTCGTAAAAAGCATCACTGGCTTCTTGGATTGCATTAGAAACATCTGAGACTTTATTCTCTTCCCCTTCTGCTTCTTTGGGTTTACTTTCCTTGCCTCTCTCTTTTTCCAGTTCGTTATACGCTTTTGCGAGTTCCTCTGGTGTTTTAAATTTTTCTGGTAACCAGTCAGGTTTTTCTTCACTAACTTCTTCTTCTTCTGTTTGTTCTTGTCCAGAAGGCTCTGGTTGTGTAGGTGGTTGTTCTATTTGATCTACTTCCTGCTGCACTTGCTCCGCTTTCGCTGCTTCCTGTGCTGCTAGTTGATCCTCTAAGGACATCTCTTCGCCCTCGACTGGTTCGTTTATTTCTACTCTTTCGACTGCCATATCTATTATCTCCCATTAATGGTTATGTTTATTCTGTTGGTTGCTCTTGTTGAGCAAGTGATTGGTCAGAAGCAGCTTTGATACCTGCAGGGCCAAGCTTCTCAGCCATAGCAGCCAGTTGAGCTTGTTGTTGTTCCTGCGCTATTTCTTCTTGTGTCTTTATAAGACCTGCTGTTTTAATTCCAAGAGATGTAGCTCTTCTTTTAAAATATTCATCTATGTTTACATAAGCAGCTACCGCATCTGGGCCTACTACTTGTGCTGCTCCTGCAAGAAACGCATCAAGTTTTTGAAGATCATGTCCTCTTCCAAGAGCCTCGATGCCAGTAACAATAACAGGATTTACAAGATCCTTTGGAAGCTTGGGCATTGTCTTCTTCTTTTGCATAACACCCATAAGTCTGTTTACAAGTGGTAGCTGTAGTTCATTACTAAGAAGAGAATACAAACCACCGAGGGCTGACTCAAGCTCCATAGAAATCATACGAACTTCTTCTGCTGTGACTCTTTCAGCGTTACGAATAGAACTAGAAGTAAGTAGAAAGCTCTGTCCAAGTCTATCTTTAATTGTGTTAATTGTTTCAGCAGCAACTCTAAAGTCATTGAACTTGTTTAGTTGTAATGTTGAAACGTCAGCAGCATTTCCCTGGACAATAGATCCGTTAGGAGAATCTGATAACTGCTTTGATCTTGTAGTTCCATTTGGATTAACTAGGAACAACACCTTGGCTGCTGCTGCGCTGCCTTCAACGATTGCTCTAGTAAGAGCTTCAAGCGACTGAAGATCTCCAAGGTATTCTTCTACATAACCTCTACCATAAGCTTCTCCATCCACACGAGAGAACCTAAGAGGAATATAGGGTGACTTATCAAGAGGAATAGTACCTCCGTTGTCAGGCAGTAGAGTACCATTGACATCTTGTTTAACGAGCCACTTATCTCCATGTCTACAAATAGCAGTATATAAATTTACAACATCATCTACACCTACTGTGCTGTTCTGAGGTTGCCCAATGATTTCTTTTATTTCATCATCAAGTGCTGCATAACTAATAGTTTCTTTAGTCGCAATGTAAAGAATATTTCCCATAGGGTCACGTTCTACTACATACCTATCTACACGAAACACTCTCATTCCACCTTCCTCTGGCATATACAACAAAGCGTTACCAGTAACGATAAGTTGCTTTAGGGCTTCATGCACTGCAATGCGATATCTCTCAGAAGCGATTTCGTTCATCACTGTGTCCTCTACTTTTCTTAAAGCAGCGTCTATCTCACTGACTACTTCTTCGGGTGCGCCTTCTTGTTGTAGTTTGTTTGTGTCAACTTGAAGACGGAAAAAAGGAGCGTTAGGCGGTAGTAAAGCTAGTAAAAGTTTTGAAGCTAAGTTGTTAACTCCTCTTGCTCCTATTCCTTGAAATGGTGTGTTTAGTCGTGAGTTAGTACCAAACCCTTCTTCAGTAAGAAGATAAGGTAAGGTTAGCTTTGCAGCTTGTCTGCCTCTCTGAAGGTAACTATCTCTGTTGCCTTCGAGCTTTGTATATAACTGCTCGGCTGTCTCTTTGTAATCGTAGTGCATAACTTATTATAAAAATATTCTATCGGGGGCGTTCTCAGGTCTAGGTACTGGAACGTCTTCCCAAGCTTCGTCTTCGGGGGTGTCTGGATCGTTTGCAATGAACTGACCATTCTCGTCACGCTTTCTAACACGCTCGGTCATTGCACTACTCCAGACTATAAATTCTTCAGCAGGTTCCGCATCCATGTCTCCTTTGATGTCTCTAAACAAAACCCAATGCTTACCATCACCTTGCATTATTGGTTGCTCCCACTCCATGCCTGACTCGTCTCTGATTGTTTCTGTTTTTCCTGTGTCAACAAAGTGTTCGCCAATGACTGTATAGCTGTGGTCTTCGCTCTGTGCGATAGGCACTGTAATCTCAATGCCGTTTCCCTCTTCTTCAGTAGTTGTAAAGCCCATCTGTTCGGCAAACGTGAGTGCTTGAGCCTTTGAATCAAACTTCAACAAATAATCAATCATATTTAGTCTACAAGTGGTGGTTCTTCTTCGTCGGTTGTAATAACATCTTCTGTAGGCTCCATTGGATCAGGTGGATACACCCAGTCTTCTGGAAGCTCCTCCAACAACTCATCGCTCTCATTTAGAAGAGCTTGATCAGGAATGTTTGTGTGAACCTCGTTTGTTTCCTCGTTTGTCCAAACAAACTTCTTGATCTCGATGTACGCTCTAGGATTCTCTTCGGCTGCTTCAACAGACCAACCCCACCAGTATCGACTACCAGAAGCAGTCTTGTGATAACTAAGTCCCTTTTGTATTCCTGCCTGTTCGCTTCGGAGTTCCGCTTCTTGTTCGGTGTCAAATATTAGATATGCCATGATAATTTAGTAAATGTTGTAATGAGTGTTTATGTTGCTTTCGATGCCTGTCTTATTAGAGCTTTGATCGGAATCGTACCAAATCCATTCAGAGAACTTACCTTGGAAGTTGAAGTTACTGTCAGTGAACGTAGCATACCTACCCATTTGTAACTGCTCCCAATCCGCTGTGTCTGCGTCCTGATGATGGACTAATTTTCTTCCGTTGAGGGCAGTATGTACTTCGTCTCTAGTTGTTCCTGCTCCTGTAATTAATGTACCATTTACATAAAGTTCTTCGTTCCCTCCGCCATAGTCTGCTACTAAAGTAGTGTGCGTTGAGCCGTCTTGAGCAACAAAGCCATGATCGCCAACTGTTGCGTAGTTGGCAGGATACATATAGATGTCATCACTTGTGTCTGCTACAAACCAAGCATCAAGATGAGCAGCTTTGAGTTTTCCAAACAGTTCCATATTGGAAGCTGTAACGTGTTCCCAAGCAGGATGCCCACCTGACTTTATTAAGTCTCCACCATTAACCAACTTAGGCTGATTAGCAGCAGTTGCTTGAAGGGCATGGCAGTTGTTTCCTGTCTGGTCGTAGAGGGTTGTGACGTAGCCATCTACACCGATTTGCTCTAGCTTCAAGTCATAGACAGTATAGGTCTGGTCGTTCGAGTGTCTTTCCCAAACAAGTTCATCAGAATAATCATTAGGTTGCCACTCCAGTACAAATGTCTGCAATGTGCCATCAAATGTAACTAATCCATTACTGGTTGTTAAACCTCCGTTATTGGATGTGTCATCTCTAAATCTGATCTGTTTACCATTTTCACCCTGAGCAACAACAGTGAGTCTGTATTTAAAGTTTGTGTCGTAATCAAACAACCTGTCTGCTGCTGTACCTGTCAGGATTGAGGTTTTTGTATAGTTATTAGATGTGCCTACAATTGTCGCTGTAACCGCACCATTTTCTAACACATTAGTGCTTGGAGACGTTGCTGTAATTGACCAGTTATTAGAGTTGTCATCGAAAGGATCGTTGATGACATAAGGCTTGAAATGCCTCAACATATTCTGCTCGATGGGGAACCGCTTTTGCGATGAATCCATGTTCGGGAAGAATACCATCTCAGATATAGTTCCACCGAAAGAATAGTCAGCCGAACCAGTTGTCCAATACTCTCCAACTTGAAAATTAGCCCAAGAAGAAGTGTCGATGTTTGTCACGCCTACGACTTTGTTTGCGCCATCTAATATGTCGTGAAAATAATTTCTGTTTCCAGACTGTGAACTTCCATTAACAAAATAATTAGGATCACCAGAGGACAATCTAGAGGCTACAGAAGATCCATCTTCAGCTAAAAGGAAGTAAGCAGTTGGAGAGCTGTAGCTAGACGCAAGACTGTATTTAGTGACATTTGGATCGACAACGTAATAAGCATCAAGCCTCTGGTGTCCTGCTAACTGATTGATGTATAAATTATCGTGATCGGCATCAAAGTCTAAAGCAGCTTTGCCACCGCTATCGGTCACAAGTTCAGACCCTTTGACTAGTCTCGGTTGCGAACTTGCTGTGCTTTGAGTAGCATCCTCACCCATGCCTTGATCATACCACACGACACAATGAACATCGGCTGTTTTGGCTGTGCCTGTTGTGGCTACGTAGTCCTTGAGTGAGTTGGTGTTTAGCTGCGCTCCCCAAACAAATACTTCTTCATCTGTATCTCCTACTCGAATTGTGAATGTGTGAGTTCCTGCTGAAAAAGTTGTTGTTTTACTAAACCTTTGCCACTCGTCGGTGACTGTTTGAGTAATAGTTCCATCTGTAAAGTCTCCTATACCAACTGAGGCTGACCCTGTCTTTTTCTTTAAATAAACTGAAAAGACATAACTTCCTGCTGTAGGGATAGTGACACTTATAGTTCGATGTTGAATCCCACTTGTAGATTTAAGTGTTGAAGCTGTTAAAGCTCCATCTATCGGATTGGGGTGTGTATTGTCTGTAGCTGTAGCTGCATTCCCCCAATTACTAGCAAAAGCTCCTTCAGAGTACGTCAACAAATTCTCTTTCCCTGCAAACTCACGAAGGTTCGTAGCTGATGTGCTGTTGTGGGCATCAGAAACTACAGGGGTTTGGGTGTACTCTTTTGGTGAGAGATTTGCTAGTTCTTTGACTGAGATGTTATCCACCACAAAATATCCTCCATTTCTTGCTGTGAAAAATAAATTAGGATGAGAATTAGTATGGGTGAAGGTGACAGACTTACTACCATTTCCAGTAATGCTATAATAGAGTCCACTTCCACCTAAATTATTAGTGATCCATCTATTACCTGTCCCATTATCAGAAGTTACATCAAAGGTCAGAACGTATTTCTTGCCCTCTGTTAGAACGCCTTGAACGATATAGCTAGTTTGTGCAGTGCCATCAATAATGGCTTTATTAGTGGAGGTATCGATTGTTGCATCGGCATGGGTTGTCCAAGCACTCGTATCATCAAAGTTTCCATTAGCAATCAACTCACTTCCAGAAGGTGTGTCCTCGTGGACTGTTTCCTCAAGTTGAGCAGCGTGGATTGTCATCTCTCCTGCAAGGTTTGCAGTAGTTGTTCCGTTGCTTGAAAATCCTGGGTACATGACCACCGTGATATTATTATTTGCTCCTGTGTCTCTCTGCGTCACACTAATACGCCACCAGTCATCATTAACTGATTCTACATTGATAGAAGCAGTTACTCCTGCTGTTGAACTAGTCGAAAGTACGCAAGTCCCTGCTAATGGGTCTACAATATAATAGCCTATGCTGTTAGATACTCCGTTGTACCAAAGGGAAAATCCGCTGTAGTTATCGTGAGCTTCTTTTTTTTGGTAAAAAGATAAAGTGTGAACTAGGTCTGAAGTAGACTTTGTCGCATCAATACGAATCCCATTATATGCACTAGCATTGGGAGAAATTATTTTACTAGCATTGTTACCTCCAAACGGATCAGCTTGTCCCGAAGTGACTGTTCCTGCATTGTACGTTGACCATTGACCAAAGTCCTCAGAGTAAGCAAGAAGGTTCATGCTCGTTGCCTTGATTGGACTATCGAGACTTATCTCGTTGTTAGAGTCCCATCCAAGTTCTGCCTCGACTTGATCATCGTTGTTGCGTATCCGCATTGGGCCGTAGCCAGTGTAATCTGAATTGATCTTACGGCAGCTATAACCAGTAGCTTTTGGGTTGACCTCTTTGACTGAGACGTTATCGAAAAAGTAAATAGTTCCATTCGTTGCTTCATTGGCTCCGATTCTCAAGTACGAGGTTGCAGTGGTCGCTGTAAAAGTAAAGGTGTAATGACCAGATGTAGTAAATGTTTTTGTTCCAAGTTGATTGCCTCCAAATGATGTTCCTGCCCAGATTAGTGCATTGCCTCCTGTGTCATCGATATAATCTAAAGAAACTGTGTACTGACTTCCTTTTTTAGTGGTTAAGGTTTGATTAGCGTAACTGTTACCCGAAGCGTCGTTTGTTATTTTTAGTCTTCCATTATCAACGGCTAAAGTAGCTCCTCCTCCTGCTGTCCAACTCCCCTCGACTACGGATACGTTGTCTACTACAAATGATCCTCCGTTTCTAGCTTTGAAAAACAGATTACCACTAGCACTAGAGTGAGTGAAATTAACAGTAAATGTTCCGTTTCCTGTGATATTATGAATAGTTCCTCCATCATTATTTATGACCTCCCTGTTACCTGTTCCGTTATCTGAACTAACTGTAAAAGTTAACGTATAGGTTTTACCATTCACTAAAGCATTTTGATAGATCGAACTTGTTTGCGAAGTTCCGTCAATAGTTGCAACGCCACTTCCAATAGATGCTGAACCTAACGCTGTCCATCCTGCTGATGCTGCAAAGTCTCCGTTAGTTATAAGCTCCGTAAAGTCTCCACCAACGATCATCTCATCAGCCTCGACGCTTACATCGAGTGGCAATGTGGTTTGGTCGGCACTCCTAAAGTCCTTTTCCAAGTCACCATTTGATACTTGAGCAGCCGTATAGTCCGCTTCATGAGAGTCATAAGAACGCCTGACGCGTGTGATTTTTTGCTTGTCGAAGTCCGTTAACGCTCTTAGTGAGTGCGCTGCTTTCGCCCCCTTAAATTTCTGGAGGAGCTTGTCGGTGTCTGTGAGCTTCTGGACTTGTGCGTCGCTTTTTTGTTTATTGAAGTATCTTAGTCTACGTATCCAACCGCCGAGTTGAGATGTGTTATTAAATCTTGCTCCTAGTGAAAGTTTATTTAAATTACTTGATAGATTTACACTGTTGTCTTCTTGACCTTTCGTTCCGTCTTGATAAACCTTGTGACTGTTTACTTTATAACTCTGTGCTATTTTGGCTATCTCTCCTGAGTTGATTAATACATTACTTGCTGAATCCGTAGCTTGAGCTACTGACTCTTTAACTATTTTCCCGTTAACTTTGTTATTTACCCCATGAATCCACATTTCTAACTCATCAGAAAAACTGCTGTCAGAAAAGTTGAATATCCTGTTGTAAGACGCTTCATGACCTTTCGGTATCTGAATATCAACCACTGTAGTTCCCTCGGTGTCCTTAAAGAACCTATCAAAAGCCGTATTAGAGACTCTCGCATTGTCGGCACTACGACTTGCAGTTGCTCCGTAGGTTGGTATGAGCGATGTTGCGAAGGAACCACCTACTTCTTCTTGTAGCCCCCACAAACTTACATAAGCTGAAGTGTCTCCATCGTGCGTAAAGTCATTGTCAGCTTCAGCAAGCCCTATTCGTCCGTTGTTGTAACCTGCTGTTGACCTATAAACCCAACAACGATACCAACCATTTCCTACATCTTCCATTCCGTAACCACCAAGACCTGAAGTTGTTCCTACCTGCCCTGTTGATAAATTGAAAAAGGCATATTGAACTTCTGCACTCCCACTATATAAGTAAGTATAAACCCAATCACGAACTGCACCTTTTTTAGCATAAAACGAAAGTGTATTTGCACTTGTCGAAGCTGTGTAATTTAACCTGTGGTAAATAGCTGTGTCTGATTCTTCGTAAAGCCTATCTGCATCCTTTATTCCTGACGGTGAAATATCTGCATTAGCTAACCAAAAAGAAGAAGGACTTGCGTAACCTGTTAAATCAATCGATTGAGTCAGTGAGTTCGTCCTCGCCTCTTCAATCAGGAGTCCCTTTTTGTCTCCGTCTTTTGTGTAATCAAATCGAGGTGCTTGATAGGCTGCTCCAGAGGTTTTGTTGTAGTCAGTTGGAGTTGTAAGAAAGTTGCTTTCAAACTGCGCTCCAAATATATGTGCGTCAC